TGATAGGATAATCTGTTTTTATCTTCATTATCTATAATTATAGGATTATCTCCTTCAAGTTGTAAAATATCTTGTGCAAGAAAACCATATTTTCTTTTGCCATTAATTTCCTTAGTTTCTCTATCTTTTACATTATTATAAGAAGTAGGTTTTAATTTGTTTACAAAATCTAATCCATAAGGAACATCTCCAAAATTTGTTTTATCCCTTTTGTCAGAAGTAACAGTAAATGAAACCCTTATATAAGCATTAGTTATATTATTATCTCCTAATATTATTCTATTATCTTGTGTAGTAAGTTGAAATGGCGAAGAACCACTACCTGCTCCAACACCTAATGCTAAATTTCTACTTCCTGTAGTAAGTTCATCTGCTGAAGCAAATCCCATAGCAGAGTTATTTTCTCCAGTTGTAATTTTACCTAAAGAAGCAAACCCTAATGCTGCATTATTACTACCTGTATGACTTGTTGCATCTCCTGCTGATGAGCCAACATAAGAATTATTATTTCCAGTTGCAAAAAGACCTGTATTGTGTCCTAAATAAGTGTTATTATCTCCATTTGTAAGACTATGACCAGATTGTCTACCAAAACAAGTATTATTATTACCTACTGTAATAAAAAATAAACTCTGCATACCTACTGATGTATTACCATCTCCTTGAGGTGGACTTACTGCTGTTCCACCAAATTGTGATTTATACCCAATAGCTACATTATTAGTTCCTGTTGTTCTTAATGTTCCTGCATTATTACCTATATAAACATTTTTTGCTTCATTAGATAATTTTCCTGCTTCAACACCATAATATGTGTTCTCTAAAGTATTTACTGGAAAAATTTGACCCCCAGATGTTATACGCATTCTTTCTGTAGGAGCTATATCATCTGTAGAATCTCTAGTTAAAAAAACTAAATCTCCTTTTGTAAAACTACCTGTTAAAGTTTGTTTTAATCCTATGTAAGCAGGAGAATTTGTTGCACCACCTGTATAACCTAAACCTATTGCATATACTGCTCCTGAAGTATTATAACTTGTTGTACCTAACTGTATATAACTATTAGCTGTAGTAAATGATGTTGGTGCAGAACTTCCACCTCCTACATCAATAGTTAATTTAGCACTAGGCGAATCAGTTCCTATTCCTACATTGCCATTCCCTTTAACAATTAAATCTGTATTTCCAGAACTATCTCTAACTTCAAAAGTTTTTCCTGATGCACTACCTCCACCACCTTTAACCAATAGACCATAAGAAGTAGCAGTTGAACCACTATTATTTTCTATTGTTACTAATGGAGTTCCAGAAGGTGCTGAACTAACAAATGTTGAACCACCACCCCCTTTTAAATTGATTGTTGGTGTTTCGCCCTCATTATAAATAAAAAAACTTCCTGCATCTCCAGAACCTCCTGGTAAAAACTGAAATCTATTCTCAAAACCATCAGCAGTTGATGTTCTAAATAAAACATTTCCTGCTACAGTTAGAGGTTGTACAGAAGCAGTATTACCAATAGTAACTTTTCCATCTGAAGATATACGCATTCTTTCACTACCAATAGCACCTACAGTACCTGTTGTATGAAAACTAATTTGAGTTGGCGAAGCATAACCAGTATTAATAGAGCCCAAAACAAGTTTTGCTACTGTTGTTGAACTTGTATCTCCAGTAACCATTGACATATTACCATTTGAATTGTTAAAACTTGGACAAGTTATTAATCCTAATTTTCTTGTATTTGTTGTTAAACCAGTTCCATCAGCATTTCCTCCAACTATTAAAGCACCACCTTTACCTGTAGTTGGTCTTTGACCTGAAGTTATACTAACTGTTCCAGAACTGTCTATCCTCATTCTTTCTGAACCAAAAGTAGAAAATGCCAAAGTATTAGACGCAGGATGCCATAAACCTGTGTCATCATCTCCTCCAAATATTAATGATGGAGTTCCTACTGCTCCTGCAGGTAGATTTACAAAACCACTTGACAAAGTTACATTTCCTGCAAAAGTTGCATTATTATCATCTCTGTTTAAAGTAATTACTGCACTACCAGTAGCACTATTGCTATGTCTTTTTATATAAAATTGATTGTTAGCTCCACTATATACTTGTGAAAAACCATATACAGTTCCTGCTTCCATTAGCTTTATTGTACTATCAGAGCCACCTGTAAGAATGTTTAATGTTTTATCACTACCTGCTCCTGCTGAACCTATTGTTACATCACCTGCAAAAGTTGCACTTGTTCCTATACTTACATTATTAGTATCAAAATTATGTATAATATTTCCTGCCTTTCTTAATCCTAATATTTGACCCTCGCCACCTGTTGAAGTTCTACCTAATTGCATAGCACTAGAATCAGAAGAAACTTGTATCTCAGGAACAGTAGTTGAATTTTTTAATCCAATTCCTGTTTGGTCAGAAAATCCACTTGCAGGATTTGTAACTGTGTTACCCATTAAAACATTACCTGCAAAAGTTGTATTTCCTAATGGGTCTATTGAAAAGTCATTAGCAACACCTGTTCTCCCAATTATAAAATATCCATCATTCCTAGAAATTAATGTCCAAATAGGAGTACCTGCAGTAGTACTATCCATAAATATTTGTGGAGTGGCTTGACCTGTTAAAGTTAAATAACCATTAGTTTGTACATCTCCTGCAAAAGTTCCTGTTCCTGTAGTTATTAAATTACCACCATTACTGACAGATAATCTTTCTGCTGCTGATTCATTAAAAACAATTAAACTTTTTGTTGAGTCAGCACCTAAATACCCCTCAACTGTACCTCCTATTTTTAATTCTACTAATGCAGTAGCTCCACCTGTTCTATCTAAACTGAGAACTGTACCACTTGTAGTTAAATTTGCTGATGTTCCTGTTATAGCACCAGTATTTAAAGTTCCTGCAACAACTACATTTCCTGTTGTAGCATTTGCTGTGAATTTATTTGTGTTTACTGCAAAATTTCCTCCACTACTTAACAACTGAGTAGCAGCAATACTTCCTGTAGCTGTAACTAATGCACTTGCTCCTGAGCCTGTTTCTGCCATTATAGAATCAGCTATCACATTTGTAGAACTCCACTTTGTAATGTTTCCTACTGTACCTGTTCCATCAACTTGAGTATGATCTAACTTTTCCCAAACATTTGTTGCTCCTGCTATAACCCAATCTCCAACTGCCCAATTTGACAATCCATTTAAAGAGGATGTTCCACCAACAGAAACTACAAAATAATGTCCTTGCTGTAAAAATGGAGAGTTGTCTATTGTATATGCTTGACCAGAAACCATAATGTCTGCATCAAGAGTTAATTGTGTATTACTATCTACATTTGTGACTAGAGCTGTTGCTCCACTTGATTGATTGACAACTTGATCTCCATTTGTAACTGTACTTGTAAAATTTTGACTTGACTGAATTAATTTATTTGTAGCTGTTCCTGTTGTAGTTCCTGAATCTGCTTCTCCTCCTCCACTTGCTAAAGTTGGTGTGTTTGTTGTAGCATTCCATGTTCCCATGAATCTTAATCCACCTGCCAAAGTATTTAATTGACTTTGTGTTTTTCCAAATGCCTGTAAAATAGAATCACTAGCTAAAATATTAGTAGCTGTAGGAGATGCTAATCCTGTTAATACTTTTCCTATAACTGAATCATTATCTAATGTAACAGCACCAGAAACATTTGCACTCCCATTGAAACTAGAGATGGTCGCTGATGCTTCTCCAGTCAGAGAGATGTCTCTAGCATTTTGAAGTATTGTTGCTGATGCTGAATTGACATTAATTGAACTTGGTAAACTTAAAGTTACAGATTGATTTGATACTGTAGAAACTACTTGATTAGAAGTTCCTAAAATACTTAGACTTTGAGTATTTAAATTAACATCTCCTGCTGTTGTTCCATCTGTTATATCTAAATCACTTGCATTATCTAAACCTTTTACATAAGCAGTTGTCGCTACTTTTGTAGAACTATCTGATGATGCCTGAGTTGTTGCTGTGACTCCATTTGCTAAAACTGATGTAGCTGTTACATTTCCTGTTAAATCTCCTGTGACATTTCCTGTAACATTACCTGTTAGATTACCAACAACATTTCCCTGTATATTTCTGTGAACTGTACTTGGTAAACTTATATTTAATGTTTCATTTGATGCACTTGTTGTAACTTGATTTGTTGTTCCTGTGATTGCAAATGTTTGTGTATTTAAAGTAACATCCCCTGTTCCACTATCTCCACTAAAATCTAAATCAGAAGCAGCATCTAAGACATCTACATAAGCAGTAGTTGCTACCTTAGTAGAATTATCTCCTGCTGATTGAGTTACTGCTGTTGTTGCTGTGTTTATTGTTCCATTTAAATCTCCACTAAAAGTAGTAGCTGTAACTATTCCTGTTAATGTTGGATTATTAACTATTCCAATTCTTAACTGATTGCCACCTGCTGAAACTACTGATGTTTCAATTTCATTTGTTGTTCCTAATATTCTAAACTTTTCACTATTTAAATCAACATCTCCTGCAACACTAGCATCATCTCCTGTGAAATCTAAATCTTCTGCTGTTATAACAGAAGCTACATAATCAATAATTGCTGCACTTGTTGGAATACTTGTATCATTATCATTGTTTCCTATGCCATCTGCAGCATCTACAAACTTAGAAATTACAATATTTTCTCCTGTATCTTTTAATGATCCAAATTCTAAAATAGCATTGACTTTAAAATCTCCTGCATTATTTATTGAAAGACCTGTTGCAGTTCCATCTCCATCACTTAGTTGTTTAAGAGTTGCAGAAATTGCAGTATTATCTAATGTCTTTATAAGACCATGATAAGTATCTGATATTCTTGTATTATTTAGTGTTGCCATCTTTTAATTTTTTTGATTCTTCTATTTTTTTTAAAAATATTTTTAATTTCTTTAAGTTTTTTTCTTTTGGTTTAGATTCCCATGTGCTTCCTTTATAACTCATAAGACCCACCCATTAAATGTTGCATCCTGTGAAGGATAAATATCATCATTACTATTTGAAACATATTTAGGAAATAAACTTTGATTAAAAGCCATGTAATCTATAAATCTTCTAGAGTACCATTCAGCATTTGTTCTTGCTTTTTCAACTAAAAAATCAACTTCATCTTTGCTTACTGTTTCACTTGTTTCTGATTGATGTTTATAAACTCCACCATTTCTTATTTGATATGCAGCAAAAGGAATGTACTCAACTTGTGCAAACCAGATTAGCATAGGTTGTATATAATCTGTCAATAAACTTTTATATTTAGCATTAGCATTATTATCTATAGTTGGCATTTTACCAATCAGCTCATTGTATAGCTCAGTTCCCATATAGTTCTGAATATGGATTTCCTGAGCAATTTTAATAAACTGAATAAATTTGTTAGTGTCAACATTTCCATCAAGAATACTATTCCTGACAAGATCTGTTCTATTTATAAATAATTGTGTTGCCATAATTTATTTTTTTGGATATGCACCCCTGCCTGGTAATTTATCTGTTGCTTTTTCACTCTCTCTTGTTCCTCTTGGATTTTTAATATAACTATCAGGAATATTAGAAGTTCTCTTATAGTTGTCTAGGTTTGAACTTTCATATTTTCCTTTTTTTAATCTAAATAAAACTCTTTGCCATTTGTGTTGGCAATATATTCCTCCTTTTAGTTTGAAAATATCATATCTGATTGTTGGTTTGTGTCTAAACTCTACATTAACACTTTCAAAGTTACTTGCTTTATCTATGTCTTCTATTCTCCAAACAAGTCCAGATCTTCCTGCTGATAATCTCATCATCTCTTTACAAAAATCTCTTGATTCTCCTGACTTTGACATTCCTCTAGCGTATCTGTATCTAATTTTATATAAACCATTTTTAGGATCTAAATAACTAAATGCAGATCCATCTCTAACACTTCCAACATTATCTTCACTTGCTTTTTCTAATCCTACAAATTCTCTAATTTTAGATAAAGTAGATTTTTTTGCAGGAGTTAAATAATCTATATAATCCTCTGCACTAACTTTGTCATCCTTTAATATAGCAACTTCTTCAAATTCCTCATCAATAGGTTTTCCAGATATTGCTAAACTTCCTACAACATTTTTAGTGTCATCTTCACATAATTCAGTAGCTAAAGGAATACAGTTTGGTACTTTTTTTACCATCTTTTATTTTCATTCCATATTGCTCATAACCTGCCTGACATGGTTTTTTTAATTTTTTAATATGTTCTTTACATGGCATATACCAAACTTGACCTTCATATTCATGTGTGTGTGTTCCATCACATCCTATATTCTTAGCCATTTCTTCTGCTTTTTCTTTTGTAGAATAAGCAAGTCTGTCATCTATTATAGCAAAGTCATCATCTATAGGTTTTGAAGTCAGATCTGTTCTAAATTCATATCCTGTCTCTTCCTCAATATCTTCTTCATCCTGAACTCTTGAATCCACTTCTGTGAACTCTAATGGCTGTAGGGTTGTGAAATAGAGGTTTAGGGCAATATCATTATATGCTAACAGATGATCAAAACAATCTATTAGATGTTCTTGAAATGGTCTGATAACTGTGTTGTCCATTAAGAGTGAAGATGTCTTTATTTCATCTGCATTACTTGAAAAGCCTGAGCTTGTTCTAATCCCTAATAAAAAAGGACTTACAATTCTGTGACCCACTTGGATTTTAGATTGTGATTCTTCACTTAAAAATTGATACTGCTGATGAGCATCTGATAATTGAACAGGTGTAATGTCTGCTGATGCTTCTTTATTGTCATTAAAAGCAAGAATAAATTTCCCTGCATTTGATGTTCCTGCAAACTTCTGTGCTATTTTTTGTTCTAATAATTGTCTCTCTTCTTGATTAGGAGTCCCATTATTAAAGTTAATTAACATTGAAGGTGCTAAACCATTCATTATATTGCTTAAATGATAGTTGGAAATCTCCTCTTCAAGCTCACAATATTGTAAGCAGCCTTGGTATGAAACAGGAGCATAGTAATAAAACCCTGCCTTATAAGGTTTGATGTAATAAATCTCTATTGATTCCTTTGACATTCCATAAGCAGGAATTCTCTTTGGGATCTCATTAGGTTTTAACTTACTCCAATCTTTAAAATAATAATAAGCAGGGATCTCCCCTTTTTCATCTGCTTTCGCTGCTCTTAAAGTTTCAACAGGTATGTGTTCTAACTTTGCTATCTTGCTTCTGTTCTTGTTATATATAACTTGAACTGCACATTGACCCATTAAATAAAAATCATAGCATAATTTCCTAACAACCTCTTTTTTAAACAAAGAAATCATCTGAGCATACTCATTTGGTTTTCTATTTGAATCTGTAGCATTTAATCCTTTGCCATATATAGCCTGTGAGATACCATTAATAGCTGCATTATTTGTTGGACTTCCATTATATCTATCAATAAGGAATTGAAAATAGTTATTGTCTGCACCATAATCAACCCAATCTCTGTTGTTTACTTCAACAATCTCAGGAGAGGTATAGGTGCTTAAATTAACAAAACTATATTCAGAGTTATGCCTCACAAACTGTCCTTTTTTATTTCTTTTTAAATTTTTCTTCATGATGTTACAATATACTCATTATTAAATGCATCTGTGGTTAGATATATTCCTTTATTAATGTCATAAAAATCTCCATTCTTTTGGTCTACTAATTGATCTGTACAAAAAATTCTATCTCTATAAAATACATTTTTAAAATTACTTGTGTCATTCCACAACTCATTAAAATTTTCCCAAAGACTATAATTAGTATTCCAAAAAGCAAAGTCAGAAAACAATTCAATATTATAAAAATGATTTAAAACTAATACAGGATTAAAACTTTGTGACCATGTCAGGTAATTTCCTGATGTTTGTGCATTAAGAATTGGAATCTCTGTTGTTATATTAGTAGAATCATCTTCATAAGAGAATGTAAACTCACTCACAAATTCTCTTGGAATGACTTTTAGTGTTTGGGGTGTTGTTGC